GTTTATCTGAGGAAGAATTGATCGCGAAGAATAATACCAAAGATGTGTGGATGAATACCGTAGTCGAAAAGTACATGTCCGTGGATAATCGGACCATGACGGATTCCCAATTGCACGGATTGTGCAAAAAGAATTTGTCTATGCTGTTTGTTAAACCGAAGGAAGACTGGATCTTCTTTTCAGATATCTTTTGGTTTCAGACAGATTGTGCCCTTATTCCTGCTCATGCCGTTCCTAGGGACACGACTTTTTGGAAGATCATGGACAATACCAGTCCTTCTTCTTCTAAGATTGTTGTTGTCGGCCCTGAGAATTGCGTCTTGTGTGGGAATCAGTCGGATATGGCTTTCGTCTATGTCAGTTATCGCAGCAAGCGTAATCTGATTCCATATTTTAATGTCAATCCTATAGCAGTTCGTGCCAAATTCTTCCACAAGGATGAGTTGGGCCTCATTGCCGATCGTCCAGAAATGGATGGCACTGTGACTGCTGATGCGAACAACAATATCGTACTCGACTGGAAGTGGCCTACAACCACTTATGTTGGATTGTGCGGTGGCGTGTATTGTTCTTTGGGTGCAAATCCCACCATTCTAGGAGTCCACTTCGGTGGCCGTAAAGTTGACTTAAACCGTGGTGTCTCTTACTTGCCTAGTCATAGGCAAATAGAGTCTTTTCTGAAGATTGTCATGGCTAAGCCCCACACGTTGTTGAGTGCATCTCACCCGGCTGAGTGGAATCCGCCAGTGAATGGTCACCCCACTTTCGCGGTGGCAGATCATGAGCCGAATGGGTACATGACCGATCAAGTAGAGTGGCTTAAGCAACATGATCCCGATACCTACGTCACCAATCAAGGTGCCGTGTTTATGGGAGAGCGTGAAACTAAAGCCTTTTACAAAAGTTCGGTACGCCCTACAATCATTGCGCAGGATATTGCTCTCTTGGCTCCTCCGGGTTTGGAATTTGATAAACCGAAATTCGGAAGATCCATGTGGCCTAAATCAGCTGCTTTTGCTTTTCAAACTTCACCAGGATTGCCCCAACATGATTTGGAGTGGGCTGTCCAGGATTATCTGTTTGCCTTTCGCAATTTGCCCAAATATCTTCTCAAAGATTTGAAACCTTTATCTTGGGATGAAGTTTTGAACGGAATTAGTGGTTTGCGCCACATTGACGCTATTAACTGGAATTCCTCGATGGGAGTCAATTTCTCTGGAGGTAAGAAGAATTGGATCACCACCTATATCAGTGATATGGGTGAAGAAAGAAAACAGTTTCTCAAAGAAGTTTGGGATCAGGTTGACGTCCAACTTGCCAAATTGAAGACTGGCATACGTGTTCCTTGGTTGTTTATGGGTTGTCCGAAAGACGAGCCCACATTGGTAACTAAGGAAAAAGTCAGACTTTACATGGTTGGAGAAATTTGCTGCACTCTTATTATTCGGAAGTATTACACACCCGTTTTTAGAGTGCTACAGATGTGCACCTCTACAAGTGAGTGCGCCGTTGGTATTAATTGTCTCTCTCCTGATTGGGAGGAACTCATGCAACACCTCGAGCGTTTCCAGCGAGCCTTTGATGGCGATCATAGCAAATATGATTTGAGAAAATCTCC